ACAGTATGCGACTCTAACCTACCTAGACTTGCCAGTTGAAGCACATCCGATAAATCTGATTGCCATATCTTTCGTTTCACCGTGAAGATATTGTACTTGATCTTTACCTTGATCAGTTGTAACCGTGAGGTGTAGAACATCAAGATCAGCAATACCACCACCGATAATAATACCTAACATACCAGATTTCATGTCGATCACATAATCCACGTCTGGCAAATAAGTAGTCGTATCAGTATCATCCTGCACTTCACAGGCAGTGATGTTGAAGTGTCCGATGTCGATATACTCGCCAGGCTTCACAGCTTCAGTGATTATAGCCTCATCTGTTAATGGAGCAGCACCTTCAGCAACAGTACCAAGGAAGGCTCTTCCAATATTCTCAGGAGTATACGAGTATGAATCCCAATTCAAAGTAAGAGTCGTCGACTTGATATATGAAGCCGCAACACCTGTCGTGCAGCCCTCTGTATTAGGAATAGTATCCTTCTCGATCTCAAAGTTCTGTAGAACCTCATGACTCTCCCCAAGATAAGTGAATGAGGATTCACCATCTAACTTTCCGTAAAGTTTACCACCACCCTTGAGGATATAGTCAAGTGTTGATTCGTTACCTAATTCATCTAATGCCATTAGTTATCCTTTTTTGTTAATTCAGGAGCATTAGAAACTTGTCGATTCGAGCCTTTAAACTTTGCATCGACAATTTTCAGCCCCTTCTCTTTGGCTAGTGCCTTGATGTCCTCATTATATTGGTATGGTGGCATAACCACATACCAAGTTTTTAAAGACTTTTTCATCGCTTACAGGTCTGCGTCAAATGAGAGCAGAGTTCCAGCAGTGTCTTTGTCACAAGATACATACTTATCCCAATTTGTAGCAGTAGCGATCTCAGCATCAAGAGGAGACTTTCCGCCATTCGCTTCATCCCAAGCAAAACCTTTAACACCCAATCCAAATGCATAATCAGCTTGGAAGGTTGTTTCGATTCTCTCGTTACCGTTTGTGGTCACGATGTTTGTGATCAAGTCGCTTGCATTATTGACTACGATACCACCTGATACAAGTGACAGTGAATGTCCTACATTAGGAGTTCCAGCAACCAAGAGAGCAGGAGAGTCAGTGATGACGATTCTCTTATTCAAGATACCGACAATCGTTATATTACCAGCTTCAAACAGAGTGTTTGTATTCGTGATCGCTTCACCTACCAATTTATGGTAAGAAGCACCCGTCATAATCTGAGCGATCAATGCTGAACTTCTGTCACCAAATAGAGCATGAGAGTTATTCAGTGCAGCTTGCGAGATCCCTGCTGTTCCTGAAATATCCAGTGTGATTTCTGCTACACCTGAGATTGCCGCAACAGCCGCAGTAATACCACTATTCAACTGATCTTGGATAATCGCTTCACTCAATGCCTTTGATGCCATCTCGATACCGAGAGTTTCATTTTGTTGCATCCAAGTGAGCTGAGATGGTTCCCATAAGATTGGCCCGAATCCACCTGCAATTTTAACAAGCTTCTCTTCAATCTGTGCAAGCGATGTAGCCGCCTGAGTACCATTAGCCGCATAACGGTCTACTCTACGCTGTGCAGATTCTAATGATCCAAACATATTTCTCATTAAGAAGTCGCCATCAAAACCTTCTGCACTTAATACGATTGCACCACCCGATGCCGCATTAAATTTATCGATGTCTTGACATACTGATTCGATTGTTGCCTGTTTGATATACTCGTTGTATACCACCATATCTGAAAGTGCCATGTTATTTTCCTTTGTCTATCATATTTTGAATGGCTGATAATCTTGCATCTCTATCACCACCCATGTTTGGTTTGGTAGTATTACCGCTACCACCTCCACCATTCGCTCCAGATCCTGTATCACCTACAGGCTCTAGGTACGATCCTCTTTTGTCAAAGTAAGCTCTTACACCTTCCTCAACGCTTCCGCCATCTTCACCAAACACAATGCCATCATCTGTGACTCTAGTAAGCCCAGACAGCACCGTTTTAGCATCACCCACCAAGTCACTCTTGACTTTGTATTTTGCGATCTCACTATTTACAGCATCATTGATACGCAATTTCTTATTCTCTACTTCAAAAGACGATATCTGATCACTTAGTTTAGCGTGTGTTGCTCTCTCAGTTTCTAACTGTTTAACCAACTCTGCTTTGCCCTCATCTCTGGCTGTTTCTATTTGTTTATCAATATCGACCACTTTTGACTTCAGATCATCATTTGACGCTTTCACATCATTGAAGCTTCTGACAATATCCTCTTTTTCAAGCCGATACTTCTTTGCTTCATCTCTGAGTTCACTTAGCTTTGAGTTGATTTCTCCATTCAACTTGTCTGCGACTTCACTTGTAATCGTGTCACTCTCTAGTAACGCTTTTACTGCTTCAAACATACACACTCCTTGTGATTTATGTTTGTAGTATAGCATACATATCAAGATATGTTGATATGAGGATACCAGACAAGTATCTACTGACTAAGCTTTATTTAATCTATTTAATGTTAAACTTCTTTCACAACTTAATTAAAGGAGATTAAATGTCAAAGTTGAAAATGTTACAGGTTGATGAGAAGACTCACAACTTAGCAAAGGTGGAAGCGGCTAAAAAAGGATTAAGTATTAAAGCTTATTTAAAGATGATTATAGAAAAGGACTCAAAATGACATACGCACAAAGAAAACAAAACCTAGAAAAGAAACAAGAAGCCAGAGAAAACCCCGCAACCATTGAGGACAATATCAGAGCTGTTGCGGTATTGATTGTTATCGTTATGTTTATTGCACTAATGATGTCAGGCATAACAGTTGGGGCGATAATGGGTTATATGCTCGGATTTGCTATTGTGATGTTACCGCTCACTTTGTTTTTCGGTACGCTGAAGGTTATATTTAAATAAAGTCACTCACTGGCTGATACCCCCAGCCATTCCTATAGCCTCTTTCAATAGGTACTCTATCGTCTACTGGAAACTTGTCGAGAGCAGACTGTATAGGGTCTTTTGAATACCTCATTCTCTCAGGCTTAGCAGAAACCAGAACACATCTACAGAAAGGATGTGTGCTTGCTACAGGCATAGGTGCTTCATTAAGAGGGAAGATCCCAAAACCAAACCCGACATTCATAGTTGCATAGAGATCACAAACACAGTTTTGCCTGTGACTTCCTGACAAAGTCCATTTCACATACTCAACACCTTCAGCTTTTAACTTAGCCGCATTAGCGATATTATATGCCTTCATCTCTTCCGTCATTGCCACACGCAAAGCATAATACCGAGCCTTCTCTTCCAGAGCAACCTTCAAAGCCTTAGCCATCTGCTTATCATTCTTAGCATCCATAATATTTAGATATGCCGCCTTCAAAGGTTTGGTCTTTAATTTAGCCAACTTCTCTTCAGTAAGCATACCCTGTAAATACTTAGGAAGCTTGGGCTTAACATCGATCACTTCACCGTAGCCATAACCATCGTACAAGGCTTCTCTGATCTCATCGATAGCACTCTTTGTCGCTAGATGCTGGTCAAGTACTTTCTTTGCCGCCTTTGCCGTTTTCCCAGCATTATTATAAAGTCTAGGTGATAGATGCAGATTAGCAAGAGGTTGTAGAGCCATAGATGATGCACCCATAGCAATAGCGGATTGTGTATATTCTGAGATAGTAGACAACACACCAGCCTGCACCTCCTCATTAAATTCTGCTAAGTATTTATTTAGAATATCATTGAAAGAAAGTTCTGGGTTTTTTAAATAAGCTGCCAGAACCTCGTCATAAAGTTCTTTAGCTAACTTCTCTATTTCTTTTTTTGTCATTCAATCTCGCCTACCTTAGCCGCTACATCTATTTCATAATACATCGCTTCCATCTCTGACTGCTCTGCACTCATAAGATCCTGCTTGATAATCTTCTTGAGTTTATTCGCTTTATACAGAGGAAGATCTGCAACAGACATAACCCCATCAAGTGTTGCAATCTCTTGATCAAAGTCAATTATAGAAAAGTCCTGAGCATATGCAATAGTAATAGCATCCTCTTTTGCTCCGATCATCGCAACGATAATATCCCAAATCCTACGCTCTATAGATTCGAGCTTCTGAGCGAAATTATTCAAAGATGAGTTAAGACCCTCAAACTTTATTTGTAGACTCTGAGCGGTCTCCTGAGCCTTTGTAGTGCTAACATCATACGCAACCCTATCCATTGCTTCTTTCACTTTGACGATTCTGTTCTCATATGTTTCAGCCTGAGCCGCATCACTTGAAATAAACGCAGGAGGGTGATCACCTGAATATACAAGGGCATTGTCAGTTCCCAAATTGATCTCAGGCTTAGCACCCATATCGGTATGGAAGGTTAGGATAGAAAAAGTCTGCCCTCTAAGAAGTAGCTTCAATTCACTCTCTAGGTTAAACAGCCTCTTTGACATTCCAGACAACTGTGAGAACTCACCCAAACTATGAAAGCCCCCACTCTCTGAGAAAATCAGGACAGGACAGATCCCAAGGTTATGCGATCCACTCTCCAAGATCTCCCCTTGACTATTTAAGACCATCCACTCAGTCATATCATAGTAGCGTATGATATTCTCTATATCCTCTTTACCATAAGTGCTGTTATCTAAGGTATCACTAAATGCGACATATTCAAACTTACCATTCACAGTCAGTTTAAAGTCAGTGACCCTCTCTGGTAGTATTTCAACCACATAAGGAAGCAAACCATTATCAACCTGATCCTGTAGATTGTCAGCTCTCTCCTTTGGCATATCAACCAACACAAGGTTGACACCCCTTACCTTTGCGTTCTTAGCAAAATTAGATATAAACAAATCAATAGAGTCACCCATCCTGTTTACATCTTCTGTTATAGCCGTAATGATATTATTGTCTGTATCTCTCACAGGAGTCTGCTTCAGTAAATAACCAATGTATCTTGATATTTTAGACTTCATTACATTCTCATAATCACCATTAGCCGAATCCTTGCGACTGACAAACTTTTCATCTGTTTCTCTTGAGAACTTTTCTAGGTAACTTCCATCATAGAATCCGCCATCATACGAATACGCATCGTTGCAAAACTCCCACTCTTTTGTATAGTCTACTATGCTACTCATTATAATGCCTTTTTTATGTTTTTGTTTAATATCTCTTGGAGGTTGTCAAATGTTTCCTCAGCCGCATCAGTCAGGAATGGGTCTTTTTTTATTCCAGATACCGTGTGACCTTTTGAGAAACCATATCTGCCGTTGCCACCTACCCATCTGAGTGCCTTCTTATTTTTTAGAGGTATAAAGTGCTCACTCGTGCCATAGTGAATAAAAGCACCGTAATTGACCCTCTTGCCTTTCCAGTCTACAAGCATACCTTCATCGCTGATACCACCTTCAACCCCATTATTAATAGTCTCTGCATATACATTTCTCTGTAGTCTGCCAGTCTTATTGTACGGCTGTACATTCCTCTTGATATTCTCAAACAGATCATCTCTCACATCATCCCAGAAGTCAGTCCTGATAACTTTAGACACTTTCCTTAGCATCTTACCTATCTCTGTATCTCCTGTGATTAATACATCAACCATTTGGAACACCCATAGGGTCACACTCATCATATCTCCCATTCTTAATGCCAGAGAAGTTGAATCTAATGATCGATGCTTTGAAGTTTGTTAAGCTATCCGTATCATATTCGGTACGGGTGAAGTTGACATAAGGTCGCAAAGCATCTCTGATCAATAACTCCAAATCTATACTCTGGTGGTAAACCTCTTCAAGGTCATTCTTTAAATCTAGGAGTAATACAATATGAAGCTCTCCATTATCCAGATACCTATTGTTTGCTTTTGTTTCCGTGTAGTCTGTAACGATCCTTGCGGCTGGAGTGTCTTTGGCTGAAATACCTCTCTCTGTTCCGATCCCAACTGTATCTAGTTCAGGGATAGCCTCAAGTGCTGTCTTAATTGCCTGAAGTAACGCCCACATCACCCACGACCTATTTCAACGCTATAGATGGGCTCATCTGTGCCGTCTGTGAGATCCATCTTCGAATAACGAGCATACTCTTTGCGATAGTAATCAATCTTCTCCTGCATCCCATCCGCCTCAATTTGCAGACCACCTAATGCGACATAAACCAAACACTCTCGCATCTTCTCTTTATAAAACACATTGGTCACGCCTTGGTTTTCAAGATCGGTTATCGCATCCTGTTCTGCCTTATCCAAATCATCTGGGTCAACACTGTTAATTACAAAAGTATCTTGGTATTCGTAGATAGCCATAACAAACCTTTTTTGTTTATTATAGCAAAAGTTATAATGCTGCAAGGTTGAATGTATATGAGTCTATCTTTTTTGTGCTGTATGGGTATGCAGACATCACAAGTGCATCGGCTAAATTCGGTGACTTAATTCCTCTCTTTTTAAGATCGTCTTTTTTCTCAACCATATTCTTTAGCCGTCCACTCATCTTTTTATGTGGTGTTGATAGTTCCGTGATAAGGCTCTCTATGTCATCTAGTTCACTTGATATGGAGATAATCCTATCATCATCTATCTCTTTGCCCATTGACACTGCCCTGTGTGTTTCCTTGATCCTATCAGCCAATAGCCACCAAGCCTGAGCCTTCCTGTTTTCAAAGTACTCTCTATTCGTCTGCTGAGTGTCAATGCCATCTATTTTATATAGGCTGTCAGGAAACGCTGGAACGCTGGCACTATCGAAGCCATAATATTTTACTTGATCTTTTGACTTCTTATTCATCTGCTTCATATTTGAGCCAACACCTGCACCCACGCCATTACTATCATAGTTTACTTTCGCATCTATCACTAAAGCTTTTGCAAATACCTTTTCGGAACTCTCATACAGTTCATCCTCTTTCCCCTTCCAAGAGATTAAGTCAAACACTAGCCCGCCATTCATTACTACCATAGCGTTGAGGTCTTCACCACTATCCGCCACATCATACCCGATACGCTTTCCGCCTGTAATGTCTTTGTTTAGCTTTTTGTGAGCATCTATGCAGGATAATATCCATTGTCGCTTGATGATTGCGTCGTCATCGTCCATTTTTGGATCACCTAAATATATATGGTTAAAATCATCATCATCTAAATGCTCCATATCTAGTTCAGGGATAGCATGTCTTAGGCAATTTCAGAATAAAATAGACCAAAGCGTATACACCACACTCAAAGAAATAATACTTACAGATGACAGTTTTAAAAACAATTTCATTATAAATAAAAATAGCATTGTTTCAATAGTAACAGGCAGTGAGTTTACTTTTTTAGGGATGCAACGCAATATCGAGGAAATAAAAGGGCTGAGCGAAATAGATATAACATGGATAGAGGAGAGTGATCAGGTAACCAAAGAACAATGGGATTATATTCGACCCACTGTATTGCGTAAAGATTTTTCATTTGTAATATTTGTATTTAATCCTTTTTTGGTGAGTGATTTTGTATATAGAGAATTTATCCTTAACCCCGCTTCAAACGTAATCTCTAAAAAAATAAACTATAT